GTTTTCGTGGGGAACGATTGGTAAAGAGCATGAACTGCATGCATCAGTAAAAGAATTTAATAATACGAGCCAGCGCATTATAGACCATTATAAAAAATGTACTGGCCAAACAGAAGCAGTTATTAAAAAGTATTTGCTACCACCAGAAGATGTTTGGTTGACGCCCAAGGAGGCAGTGAAGTATGGCATCGCAGACCAGATTGTGGATTTTTATTGAGTGGGCTGCAACAATAACATTAATTGTTGCTGTTGCGCTTACATCATGGAACGTTTATCCAGCTAACATATATATGAGTGCAGTTGGTAATTTCCTTTGGTTGCTTATGGCATTGCATTGGAAGAAACTTTCCTTAATCATCATCCAGGCTTTTATATTAATACTATACCTTGCTGGTGTGGTTAATTTTTTCATGGGAGTATAATATGGCAATTATTCGTTTTTCTACCGAGGAAGTTTTCGGTACAGATTCACAAGAATATGAAATTCTAACACATGCGGTATCTAAGGTTGGTAACACACCAGGAGCAATCGTAGAGATTGGTACTCGTCGTGGTGGTTCTGCTAAGATGATTATTGATGTGTTGGCTGAGAATGGTAACACTGATCGTTCAATGTTTTGTATTGATCCTTATGGTAATATTGAGATTGAATGCACCAACCTTAATATGACAATTCATAACCCTGACCGTGTAATCGAAGGCGATAAGCAGTCTAAGGAACTAACTTCTCCTCAGCGTTTTGATTATGATAACACAATGCGTAACCGCACTATCCCTTCGCTCTATTTCTATGCTTATAACGCTGGTCTAAACTTCTCATTCTTTTGTCTAGAAGATCATGAGTTCTTTAAGCGTTATGGCGATGGTGTTCCTGTCTATGATGAATACAAGAAGCTAGAGAACGAATATGCTTTTGTATTCTTTGATGGCCCTCATGACAATGAGACTTTACATGTCGAATGCGACTTCTTCGTGCAGCGTGCACCAGTTGGCGCCGTTTATGTATTTGACGATATCTGGATGTATGATCATGATGGTATCGTAGAGAACACTTACCTATTCCCTAATGGGTTTGAAGTTCTTGGGAAGAGCAACATCAAAGCGTCTTACATTAAGACGAAGTAATATACGTTCCTCCGGAATATAAATAATGATACAACATTCCGGAGGAACCATGCTTAATTTTAACGAATATCTGTCTGAATTGAAGCTGACTCTTCAGTATCATGAAGAACTAAATCCTAAGATTTGGAAGTCACCAGATACGCTTGACCCACAAGTAAAGAAAGCTCTTATAAAGTTTGGGCATGCTTGGGCAGAATTCGCTAAGATTCCAAAGTCAATGATTCAAGATATCGTTATGACAGGTGGTAATGCCAACTACAATTACACTGGTAAGTCTGACATTGACGTTCATCTAATTGTCGATCGTAGTAAATTATTTGATGACGCTAAGTTCGTTGAAGAATATCTACAAGATAAGAAATCCCTCTGGACTTTAACTCATAATGTTGATGTGTATGGTTATCCTTTAGAGCCTTATGCTCAGGATGATGATATTAAATACCCAAAAAATCAGGGAGTCTATTCTTTATTGAAAGACGAATGGGTCAAGAAACCTGTTAAAGTCGACTACGATTTCAAGAATGATCATCTACTAAAACAAAAAGTCTCCCATTATATGCATGCTATCGACCATATGATCAAACATCACATGGGAGAAGAGTCTTTCAATAATATGAAAGTTCGATTCAAGAACATGCGTACAGCTTCTCTACAGCAATATGGAGAATTTGGTAGAGAGAACCTTGTATTCAAAGAGCTACGTAACCGTGGATACATTGACAAGATGAATAAATACGAGGCTTCACTAAAAGATAAAGAGCTCTCCTTAAAATAAGAGTTTACTTTTTCCAAAAACTTTAGTATAATATAATCTGTCTAAGATGGAGGTTGTTATGAATATGAGTAGTGATCTAGAATTTATGGTTGAGACAGACATGATCATGCACGGATATAATCCCTATAATCCTGTCGATGTTAATACGTATTGGGAGGAATATTTTAATGGCGATTGAGATTTATTCAAAGGATAACTGTTCTTTCTGTGACCAGGCTAAGCAGATGCTTCGCATTCACGGTAAGGATTATATCGAGTATAAGCTCGATGAAGATTTTACCCGAGAAGTTCTTCTATCAAAATTCCCAGAAGCTAAGACCTTTCCTATCATTGTTCTCGATGGTTTCAACATCGGTGGCTTTGATCAGCTAAAGAAGCATCTTACTGAGGAAACAACAGACAACCGAAAAATTCTACTAGAAACTGATTATTTTGGAGCTTAATTATGGTTATGTATGCGAGAGATACTCTACTACAGGATCTTCGTAAGAATGTAATGTCTGTTCACTTTACTAAGGTGAACGGCGAAAAGCGAGAGATGCGTTGCACTCTCATGCCTCAGCTTCTTCCACCAAACTATGTCAATGAAGCAGCTGAAGAAAAAGATTTCCACGAAAAGAACCAAGAGGTTCTTGCAGTGTGGGATGTGATTAAAGGAGGATGGCGTTCATTCCGCATAGACTCCATAGAATATGTTGAAATGTTAGACCCGTATCAATATATGTAAGGAGAATTAAATGAACGAAAAGACCTACTGGGGGCATCATCTCATAATTAATGCAGGCGAATGTAACCATTCTACCATCACAGATTACAACACAATCTTTCAGTTTGCTAAGCAGCTAGTCAGAGAAATTGACATGGTTGCTTATGGCGAACCACAGATTGTTAAGTTTGGGCATGGAGATAAGCAGGGCTATACTCTTGTTCAACTTATAGAGACAAGTAATATTTGTGCACACTTTGTTGATGAAACAAATGATGCCTACATTGATGTCTTTTCATGTAAACCTTTTGATGAAAAGGTAGTGATTAATTTAGTAAAAACTTTCTTTGAAGCAAAGAAGTTCGAAACAATGTTTATTGACAGACAAGCATGAGGATTAAATGGTTGATGTGATTTGGTCTGATTTCGATCCGGAATCAGAATATTCTTTGAAACAACGTGAAGCTAAAGCAATAAACGGTCCAGAATATTGGCCAACAATGCGGGAAGTGTTTAAGCACGATTGTGCTACACTCCCGCTAAATCGTTTTAGATTATGGGCTTCTTGCCACAACGTTCCTTTCATTACACAGTATAGAACTTCTCGTTTTCTTGGCGAGGCTTTCTATCATGCTGCTCGTGATCCTGAGATTGCAGAAGCACTAGAGGAAAATTGGATTGGCGCTCCGGAGCATATCCAAAACGCTCTAAGAGTTTCTTCTGACTTTAATACATCAATGCAGCGTATTCAAGATATTGCTCATCTTTGTATCACTGGTTTTGCTAAACAACTAAAGGAAATGGAATCAATCGTTGAGATTGGTGCAGGATATGGAGACATGTGTTCCGTTGTTCATGCTCTTGGTTTCAAAGGTAAGTATACCATTGTTGATATTCCTGAAACTCAGCCAATTCAGGCACACTATCTTGGTAAGCAGGGTATTACTCCTAATTGGTCGTTCGAAGATGACAATGTAACTCATGCTGACCTTGTTATTGCTACGTGGTCATTGTCGGAAACTCCAGTCGAGTATCGTAATGTGTTAATGCCAAAGATTGACAAATCTAAAAATTGGCTTATACTAGCACAGTCGGAAGTTTTTGGGTTTAAGGTAAACGATGATTACTTTAATAATTTCTTCCTAGATAAGAATGTAGAAAAGATTCCATTGATCAGCAATGGTCTTGATGTTTGGGATGGAGGAAATATGTATTATGTTGTACGGAGCGAGTAAGTTTACAGGTTACGCAGTACCAGAACAATGTTATACTGCTAACTCTACTGAAAAGTGGAGACCAAACATTGGTATTACGTTCGGCACGTTTGATCTATTTCATGCTGGGCATACGACTATGCTTCAGCATTGTAAGACACAGTGCGATCAGCTGATCGTAGGGTTACAATCTGATCCTACGATTGATCGTCCGGATAGTAAGAACAAACCAATTCAATCATTGTTTGAAAGATATGCACAACTCGATGCTTGTCGTTGGGTTGATGCAATTATTCCTTATGACACTGAAGATGACCTACTCAACATACTAAGTATTGGTGAGTTCAGGAAACGATTTATCGGCGAGGAATATAAAGGTCATTATATCCACGGCGAAGATATATGTAAGTCAAGAAATA